CGGAGGTGCTTCACTTCGCAGTCGTCGGAGTGCGGCGCGGTTGTCACGTCCGAGTCGCACATCCGGCAGATGTACCGCTCGCCATCCGCCTCGTAGACCGCCGCCGCGAGCACTTCGCCCAGATCGGAGAACAGGTCAGGGGTCAGGGCCAGCGGGGCGGGGGTGACGGGAGTCTCCGACCAATACGGCTCACCGCTCATCGACACGCTGAACCCAGCAGGCGGGGCGGGGGTGGCGGCGAGGCCAGCGCACTCCCCGTCGTCGGTGAAGTGCGGACGGTGCGGGTAGGTGTCGGCGCAGAGGATCATCGGGAGCCCGCCCAGTAGGCGAGGACGGCGATGATGACCATGCCCGCGATGCAGAGGAGCACGGTGTCGCGGGAGGTCTGGCGCTCCAGCTCGTGCGACTGGTAGGGCTCGTCGTCGGTGGCGGGCGGGGAGTCCACGCGGTAGACCCACTCGGGAACGGCGTTCATGTCGAGGTTGTCGCTTCTCACTTCGATACCTCCAGGTCGACGTACGTGGCGGCCACGGCGAGAGCGGCCCAGACGTCCCCGCTGATGCCGTAGGTCGGGCCGGGACTGGCCTTGGTACCGGCCGGGCCGAAGCGGTCGAGCAGGGCACGGCGGACGTTGGGGTCCTTGGCCTTGGGCGAGCCGCAGAGGTTGGTGACGATCTCCTTGCGGCCCAGCCAGGCGACCGGGACGCGGGACGCCTGCTCGAGGCGACCGGTGAAGCGGACGGTGTCGAAGACCTCCCGGCCGACGGGCATCCCGTAGCTGCGGACCTCCTCGATGACCAGCACGTCGCGGGACGGGTCGCCGCGCTTGACGCGGTCGAGCACCACGACATTGGCCTCGTAGCCGAAGTCGATCGGAAGGCCGTCCTCGAGCAGGACCCACGCCGAGCGGTAGGTGCCGGGGTCGATCGCCATCAGGCGCGTCATCACTTCCCCTTCCGCCAGGCGTGCAGGTGGAGGCACGCCCGGAAGGCCGTCCAGTCGGCGTCGGTGACCGGCGCCTCGTACAGCCGCGTCCCGCCGTCGGTGACGTGGACGATGCCGAAGCGGGTGACCGCCGGCAGCGGGTAGCGGACCGGGTCACCCGGCTTGGCGATGAAGTCGGCGTGCGCGTAGGCCGCGAGCTGGAGGCGGTGGTCGCTGTAGACGTCGCCCGACGGCCACGCCACCGACTTGCCCGTCTTCCAGTCGAGCAGCCACACCTCGCCGTCGATCTCGGCGATCAGGTCCAGCGTCCCGCCGTAGCCGTGCGTCTCGCTGATGAGGTACGCCTCGACCTCGAGCGGCCGGAGTCCGTGGGTGGTCGCCTGGTCGTTGAGCCAGCCCCTGGCGCCGGCGACCGCCGCCTCGTCGCGGGGGTCGACGTCGGCGGGTTCGCGCCGCAGGACCGACTCGATGCTGGCGTGGATGCGCGAGCCGCGGTCCATCGCCGTGGTGGACAGGGTGGTCAGGTACTTGACCGCAGCCTCGGTCTTCCCGGCCTCGCGGTCCTCGATGAGCCGCTCGGCGTTGTCGATGGCCGACCGGGCAACCTCACCCATCTTCCAGTTGGTGAGCGCCGGAGCGTCGAGCACCTTGGTGATGGTGGTCACCCCGGGCCACGGCCCCTGGCCGTTGAAGTAGTACTGGTGCGTCTTGCTGCGGTGGACGCCCTCCGCGGGTGTCCGGGTCCTGGGCGCCGTGGCGGTGGTCATGCTCCCTCTCCCTTGGGATGGCAGGCGTCGCACGTCCAACCGGATGGCGTCTGCCGGTGGTGGTGTTGGTGGGCGGCGTAGACGCGGCAGGCGTGCAGCCACTCGGCGTTCGTGACGACGGACAGCCGCGGCGGCTCAGCCTCGCGTGTGTGTCCCCCGTTCCCCTGATGGCTCTCAGAGCCATCGGAGGAGTCAGGGGGTGAAAGGGAAAACCGCACTTCCGCGACCACGTAGCCCTTCGCAGCGCGGACCACAGCGCCGTCGGTGACGAGCTTCTGGACCATGTTGTCGACGCTCTTCCGGCTGCTGAGTCCGAGCGCCGTCGCGATGGCGGCCGGGAACACGGGGCCGTGTTCCTCGATGTAGCGGTAGACCTCGCTGCGCTCAAACGACGCGGTAGGCAGGGTGGCCGGCGCGCTCGTCCAGGTCATGTCGGTGAACCGCACGGGGATGCTGTCCTCGATGACGTCACGACCCGTGATGTGGAGCGTCCCGAACGTCTCGTTACGCTTCCTGCGGACGACCACGATCGTGTCCACCGAGCCCGTGATGCCGTAGGTGCCGGACACCGAGGCGAGCACGTCCTCGTGCCCTTCTTTGCGGGCGTGGTGGACGATCACGAGGGCAACCGGGCGATCACGGAATAGGTCCTGGAGCCGGTTCATCGCCTCGACATCGACCTCGTAGGCGTTCCGCCGGCCGCTGCTGGCCCCGCGCACCTTGCCGAGCGTGTCGATCGCGACCATCACCGCATCGGGGTGCGCGTCCAGCCAGGCGCTGATCTCCTCCTCGAGGCCGGCCCCGATGTTGGGTGCGTCCCACTGCACCTCGAGCCGGCCGTGCGGCATCGTGCGACCCGCCAGCGCGGCCCGGAGCCTGTCCTGGCCGCGTCGCTTGCCGTCCTCCAACGCGAGGTACAGGACGCTTCCCGGCGTCACCCGCCGGTCGAGCAGGTCGCCGCCGATCGCCGCCTCGACAGCGATCTGGTAGATGAGGCAGCTCTTGCCGACCTTCGGCGGGGCGGCGAGGATCGTGGTCCCCTCGGGGATGATGTCCGGCACGACCCAGCGTAGCGGCCGCAGGTGGAGCTCAAGCAGGTCTGCGGCATCGATCCGAACCGATGGCTTTGGTGGCTGTTTCGGGCCGGATTGAGCCACTGAGGCCATCGGTCGGACCGTGCTCGTGTCAAGCCCGAGTGCAGCCTTGAAGTCCTGCCAGCCCTTGCCCGCGCCCCGGTTGTGGAAGCAGTGGCCGAGCCCCTTGCCGTCGGCGTCCTCGCCCACGCCACAGTCTCCGCCCTGGTCGTCGTCGGGATGGAACGGGCAGCGGTTGAGCCGGTACCAGGTGCGCCCGCCGCGGCTGCCCTCGCGGCAGGCTACGCCCGCGTCCGCCAGCAGCTTGCCGACCCAGCCGGCAGGCATCCTGTCGGTGAACGAGAGCGACCCAGACGGGTGCGCGGCCTCTGGGGCCACCGGAGGGACCAGCGCAGCCAGCAGCTCGCGGGGGACGGGCACCAGCTCGGCCGGTTCCCGCAGTAGCCCAGACCGCCGATGCGGGCGATCCTTCGTCGCGTCGCCCTTGACCTTGACGGTGCCGATCATCGCGACGATCCGCGAGGCGTTGGACACCGTCGTATCGATCGTCACCGCCGACGTGTTGAAGCGGTCGGCTAGGTGGTGCAGCACGCCATCAACGAGCACCTTTGACGGTTCGTCGTTGGGCAGGTCGATCGGGTACAGGAGCCAGTACCCGTTGCCGCTCATCGTGCTGACCGGCTCCGGCCAGCCGAGCTCGGACAGGTAGCGCCAGACGCCGCGCGTCACGTTGAGGGCGGCCTCTCGCTCCTCCTCACTCGCACTGATGTCGGACGGGCGGACGGGGTCGATGTCCACCGGCAGCCATCGGCGCTCCAGCACGTTGGCATCGGCTGTCGTGGAGCGGATCTTGGGCTTGATCCTGTTCGCCGCCCGTGCCATCAGGGCGGGGTCCACCGGGTTGACGGTGACGTAGACGTTCTGCCTGCCGTCGATGGCGGCCACGGCCCGCACCAGTTCGTCGGGACTGTCGAAGTAGCCCGCGTCGGTGCGACCTGGCGCCGGGACGCGGACCTCTCGCACGTCGCCTGGCCGCCACAACAGGTGGGCGAAGCGCTCGAGGTCCGACGTCGGGACGGGCATCGCGATCATCGCCCGGCCTTGTCGTCGGGTCGGAAGGACAGGGCCTCGTCGTAGGCACGGTTGAGGCGGTCCCAGTCGGGTACGTGGTGACTGCCGTTGCTGCACTTCGTGCCGTAGCCCCCGAAGGAGAGGTCGACACGTCCGCAACGACAGATCGTGAAGTGGTGGTCGTCACCGCCGAAACCGGCCGACGACAGGGACGACTTCGTCGTCCACACGTCGTACAGCCGCCCCGGCCAGTCGCCTGCCCGGCCGGACGGGAGCTCCTCCCACGGCGGCCGGCCGAAACCTTGCGCCACGAGCACCGGGCGCTGCGTCAGGAGGAACAGCGCGCGGGCCCGGTCGTACTCGGTGTCGAGCATCTTGCGCGATGGCTTGACCTCGAGGTGCATCCCGAGATTGGACAGCCAGAAGTCGGGCAGGTACCAGCCGAGGTCGCCGAGGTCGTACGTCTCCATCTCATACTCGAAGGCAACGCCGAGCGCGCGGAGGAACACGGCCCATCGGGCCTCGGTGGTCGAGCGGAACCGGTAACCGAGGGCCGTCGTGGGGACGACCCTCGGCTCACCGACCGACAACAGGTCGGCCATCGATCAGAACGGGAGGTCGTCGGCGGTGCCGGCGGCCACGGGCGCGACCTTGCGGTCGACTGCCCGCGTCGGCGGCGGGGGCGCAACGGTCTGCTTCCCCGCCTTCGGCTTGGCCGAGAGGTTGAGGATCTTCGGCCAGCCGCCGTCGTTGAGGCCGATGGTGGCGATGGCCTCGCGGCCGATGAGGCTGCTGATCGGGAATGGCTTGTCGAGCGGGACGGGCTGCCCGAACAGGGCGCTGGTCCAGGTGTACGCCTTGGATCGAGGCGAGCGCGACACGGCCGCGCTGTCGGTGATCTCCTGGCCGTCCTCGGTGGCGAACGTCCAGTCACGCAGGTCGCGCTCCTGGCCGGCGTTCGGCCCGGTGCGGGGGATGATGGTGCGGACCTCGCTGATCTCGGTCAGGGTGACGAGGTAGGTGCCCGGCGCGATGTCGCTCTGACCGGCGCTCTGGCTGAACTCGAAGTCTTCGGACACTTGGGTTGCTTCCTTCACTGGCTGGAATGGGTGGGTGGTCGTCTATCGCTGCGCCGTGAACAGCACCTCCGTCTCCTCTCGCACGATCAGTTCGGCCAGCGCCGCGCCGATCGACTTCCGGGTGGCCTTCGTCTCGTGGTAGAGCGCGGTGACGCGAGCGTCGTGCTGCTCTGCCTCGATGCAGTTCTCGGCCGAGATGGCGAAGTGGTAGGCGCGCTCGAGTGCGCACTTCACGGCCTTGTCGTGGGCGGTCACGGTCATGCCGCGACCCGCCCGCCGTGGCGCTTGCGGAACGCCTGGACGCGCGCGTTCGCCTTGGCGTCCACGCTGCGGTAGCGAGGCGCCGGATCCGGGATGCAGAGGCGGCCGCGCAGGCGTGACGTGCCCTTGATTGGCGTCCACGGGGTCGGGCCGAGGTCGATGAACGTCGGGCGGTGGTCGGGTGTGGAGATGCGGAGAGCGCTCACCGCCACGGCCTCGCGTGGTTGCGCTTCCTCGCTGCTCGCCGCTCGCGCCCGTCGATCCAGTCGGCGATGGTCGCCAGCGTGGCGAGGAACAGGAGGAACAGGACGCAGCCGATCAGGAACTCGATCATCCCTTCCACCCCAGGTCCTTCGCGATCTCGACGCAGCCGAGGCACTTGCGGTGTGCCGGCCAGCCGTCGCGGTCGCGGATCTCCGGCAGACCGCACAGCGTCCTGATGCCGACGGGCGTGTGTCCGTGGCTGATGCCGTCCCGCCGGGCGGCCCAACGGATGCGGACACGGGTGATCGTGGTCATATGGCCCCTCTCTCTTGCCTAGCGGCCGAAGACTTCGACCAGCTCCCCTGGTGCCCAGTCGGACAGGTCGGCGCCCTGGTCCAACCGCGGAGGGGCACTACGCGGTTGGGCCGGGGGGTCGATGGGCACGCCGCCGACGACCATCGGCGGCAGGGTGTTCGTGAGCGCCCGCTCGGTCCACGCGACCGGCCCGAACGCCTCGCGCAGCAGACGCTCGAGGCAGGCGTCGCAGTGGGCGAAGCGGATGCCGTTGACGGGCTCGCGGCGGGCGCGGGCGCAGCCCTTCGTGATGCAGGTCATCGGAGCGCCGACCGGACTTGGACGATCACCAGCGTGAGGAGCGCGGCGACGACGAGGATGACGAGGATGTCGGTGGGGGTCATGCGGACTTCCTCCCGGTGTAGCCGACGTACCGGATGCCCCGGACGCCGAGCTGGCGCATCCACCGGCTCACGGTCGCCTTGTCCACGCCCAACTCGGCGCCGATCTCCGCCATCGACAGGCGGCGGTCGTTGTAGGCGTCCTGGAGGTACATCTGGAGGGGCTGGCCAAGGGTTGCCTCGACCTGCGCCATTCCGCGTGTGGTGCCGGGTGTCTGTTCCATGCCCGCAACACTACATGCGTGTGGTGCTACACGTCAACCCCTGCCGAGTGGCACTATCGGAGTGACGTTCGGCGGTGCAGCGTTGCACGGGCCATGACAACCGCCTACCATCCGGGGGTGGGCACCGACGACGAATACGCGACGCGTCTGGGCCTCGTGCTGCGAACGGCGCGCTACGTCAGGGAGATGACGCGCGACGAGGTGGGCGCCCTGTGCGGCGTGGACGGCGAGACGGTCGCGCGGTGGGAGCGAGCGAACGTGGACCTGCGCGGACACTCGCTGGCGCGGCTCGGGGAGGCGCTGGGACTACCGGCGGATCTGCTGCTCGATCCGCCGGCCACCCGTTCCGAAACGCTGGTCAGGATCGCGGCGTACGACGCCGTTCGATTTCCGCGAGACGGGCACGCGCCCGGTCCATCGCGGCCCTGATCTCCGCGCGCATCTCTGCCAGGATCGTCCGCTCGTCCGCTGTCATGGTGGCAGGGCGCGCAGCCCGAGCCGGAGACGCTGCGGCGGCTCGCGGGGGTCATCGGACTGGATCCGGCGGAGCTGGTGGCGTTCGTGTACTACGACGGTCCGCCGCCGCAGCTGGTCGAGCCGGGATCACCGGTGGAGTCGGGCGTCCGAGAAGGCATCCGACGGGATCAGGAACGCCAGCAGCCCGGAGATCGCCGAGCGCCTGATCCGTCGCCCGCGCCACCGCCTCGCGGTAGGCGAGCAGGATCCTGATGACCTCCGGATCGGTGGCGGCTGCGTCCAATGCGTCCCCCCATGGAGGCCAGCCCGGTCGACTCACGGGCCCCGACCGGAGGGCCCTGCCGGCGGCTGGGACGCGGCCGCGGCGGACTAGCGTAACCGAACAGGCGTTCGAGTTCTCCACGAACATGGCGCCGAACCTGCCGCCCTTCGTCCTGCCGTCGCTGGGCAAGGCCGAGCGCGTGAAGCCTGACTCCGGCGACGAGCAGCAGGCGATGTTCCGCTGAGGATCGGCGCCGCCATCCCGACGAGATCGTTAATGGCTCAGTAGACCCGGAAGTATTCAAAGGACCCGATGCACGGCGAGCCGCCGGCCCACCCCGACGTGTTGATGCCGACGTAGGCGGGCGTCAGCGTCACCGCGAGGTTGGCGTACACGGTGATCCAGCTCACGCCGTCGGGCGAGACGTAGCAGCTGAACGTGTTGGCCGCTGACCAGACGACCTTGTGATAGATGGTCGAGCCGGTCCATTGGAGCGCAACCTGGCCGTTGCGCACCCCGTCCGAGTTATAGGCGGTCGGTTGCGGATGGAGGCTGAAGTTGCCGGACACGGCAAGGTTGTTCGCGGTGTATTCCTCGCTGCCGACGTTGACGCCCGAGCCCCACGCCACGCCGGACGCGAAGATGATGCCCTGCATGAAGTAGTTGTAGGCGTAGGGCGTCAGGTAGCGCATCGCCGACTCAATGGTGATCGGGTAGCTGCGGCCGCCGAGCGATTTCATGATCGCGTTGTATTGCCCCGCGCCGTTGCCAGGCGCGACGTAGCACGAGAGGACATCCGCGCCCTCAGTCCACGTCGCCCGAACGGGCGACGGGTTCACGAGAATCCACGACGGATCGATCGCGCCGTCGTTGAACTCGTCGCTGAGGCCGTAGGGGTCGTGGCCCGACGGCGGCGTCCAAAGTCGGTCCGCGGGCCCGGCCACGCCACCGGGAGTCAGGGCCCACGCGCCATCATCGCGGAGGAATTTCGAGCCCGTCGGCGTGCCCGATCCGATCGCCGGGGCGTTGACCGCCAGGCGCACGCGCTGGACGCCTACGTCGCCGGCGAGCTGCTTCGTGAGCCCGGCGGCCACGTCGAGCTTGTCAAACAGGTAGCCCGGCGTGTCGGAGCTCGTCGCGCCTACGCGGCCGCCGCCAGCTCCGCCGCCTCCGCTCGCACCGCCCGAACCGCTCGCCGTCGAGCTGCGCGAGAGCGCGTCGAGCCGCCGCTGCAGGCGCAGGAAGGCGTCCATCTCGACGCTGTTCAGCTCGAGCTCCGTGCCGAAGTCGCCGGCGTCGGTCTCCTCGAGCGTGATCGATGCGACGCGCTGCGCTACGGCAGCTCCTCCGGACCCGTCCGCGTCCAGTCCGACCCAGTCTCCCTCGCGGTAGTCGACCCACGGCTCGAACTGGCCGGAGGTCGTCGGGCCGTGGACGACGGCGATCGATCGCGCCTGATCCTCCGCCGCAGCTGACGCCAGCGCCACGTCGCCGGCCCGCTGCAGCGTCGTCGCGTTGTCCGACGTGGACATGGACAGGTAGCCCTCGCGCCGGCCGATCCTGCCGTCCGCTTCGGCCACGGGGTCCGTGACCTCGAGGATCCGCCCGCCGGCGCCCTCGACCAGCATCCGGGTCCGCAGGCCGGATCCGTGCGCCGTGTCAACGACGTCGCCGATGAGGTGGTGCCCCTTGCGCAAGATCACCGTTGCCTCGAAGTGCCGTGACGAGTCGACGTAGGCCTGCAGGCGGAGATCCGGCGTCATGCCGCCCTCGAGCCCCAGCGTCACCAGATGCCGCCAGACGTCGAGGAGGCTGGTGCCGATGTGGAACGAGAGATCGTGCACGTCCGGCCACGGCTCGCCGTGGCTGTCCGCATCCGTCGTGAAGTCATAGGTCAGGACTGGCAGCGTGCCGCGCACTTGCGCCGCGTCGATGAGCGTGGCCAGGACGCCGCCGAAGGTGGCGCCGCCGAACGCGGCCTCGGCGGTCGCGGTGGAGGGAATGGACAGCTGGACGCCGATCCACGCGGCTGAGCTGCCAGCCGTCGCGGTGAGATCGCCCGTGTCGCCGAGCGCGGGGTTCTCGATGACGGCGAGCTCGATGGTTCGGCTCGTTGTGCCCCTGTCGACGAGCTCGGTCAGCCCGGCGCCTGGCGCGATCGACGTGTTCGCCGCCGAGCACGCCAGCGTGACGAGCACGCCGTCGACGAGGTTGACGGCCACGGACGGCAGCTCGATCGCCGTGCCGGATCCGGTCGTGTCCGCGATGGCCCAGCTCGGATCGTCGTCGGAGGCGTTCCGCAGAACGATCGCCGCCGCGGACGCCTTGGTCGCAGCTGCCCAATGCCAACTCGTGCTCGCCGGCTCATAGGACAGGAGCCGCTTGACGTAGATTGCCAGCCGGAGCGACCCTTCCGTGACGTCGCGGATCCTGCGCCAGCCGGGCGGTGTCACGGCCAGCGCGCCGGTGCAGAGCACCCCGACGATCGCCACGTCGCCAGCTGCGGCGCCGGCCGGCTTCGGGACCGCCAGGGACGTCGTGCCCGTGATGCCGTTGTCAGCCGACGAGCTCCCCGCGACGAACGCCGCCGCCGGCGGCCAGACAGGCGGGTAGACCGTCGCCCGCTCGAGGTACGCGAGCGCGCCGCGGCCGTTGATGGCGACGGACTCGCCGGCCTCCTCGCCGCGCGAGACGACGGTCGCGGCCGGCTCCTCGATCCAGATGGCGTGCCGGTACGTGCCGGCGACCTTGAACTTGACGAGGTTGCCGATCGCCAGGTTGCCAGCTGTCGCCTTCGGATCCGTCCGCGCGAGCGAGAAGCCGCCCGAGCCGAGCTCGCTCAGCTCCCGCGTGAAGCGCTTGGAGAACGCACCATCGAGCGTCGCCAGCATGGTGGCGGGGTTGGCGCCCGAGAACACGTCGACCTCGATCGGGACGTCGAGCAGCGTGGCCGGCTCGAGAATCTCGAGGTACAGGCCGCGGGATCGGCGGATGCCGGGCACCTAGATCTCCTCTTGCACGGTGACGAGCCCGGAGACGGCGCCGCTCGGGATCGTCACGGTCGCCGCCGCCAGCGGCGTGAGGCCGCCGTTGGCCGGGTGCCAGTTGGGCGAGCGGTTCTGCCAGGCGACGATGCCCATGTCCTGTTCGCTCACCAGGTCGAGGTTGAGCCAGGCGCGAGACAGCTCCGCGCCGTCAGCCGGCACCGCCTCCTCGATGATCCACGCCTCGGTGAGCCCTCTGTTCGTGCCGGATCCGCCCGACGCGATGGCCACTTCGACATACGTCGACAGCTTCGGCGTGGCGAGCCAGTAGGCAGTCCGGCCGGAGCCGACCGGGTACTGCGCGTCGCGGAGCACCTCTGCCGGCGTCGGCACGGCGTCCACGCCGTCCTGCGAGCTCGCGTCGGAGAAGCGGAAGCGCGGCGTGCCCCACGGATCGGCGAGCCCGCCCTCGAGGACGATCGCCACGATGCGCTTCGCGGCGCCCCACGTGAACCGGACCCACGCTGACGCGCCAGATGTTGACTTCCACTCCGCCGCCGTGCCGTCGCGCACGTTGTCGACGACGTTCGACGAGTAGGTCGAGGAGACGGTCAGCGTGGCCGACTGCGTGGCGTCGAGGTACTGGCCGAGCCCGTCGCCATAGAGATCCACCTGGCCGCCCTCGTACTGCTCAGCCGGCGAGAGGTGGTTCAGGTAGGGGAACACCTCGCCGTCCTTCGCCGACAGATAGAGGTAGAGGCCGCGCTTGAAGCCGGCGAAGATCACGCCTGGGTACATCGATCGGTTCTCGAACAGGTAGAGCGCTCTCGGGTACGGCTTGTCGAGCTCGTTCCGGACCGCCTTGTTCACGTAGAGGTAGAGGCCGCGCGAGGAGGTCCCGACGCCGGGGACGATCGACTGGACCGCCTTGTTCACGTAGAGGTACAGCGATCGCGGCAGCCCGGCGCCGCCAGACTGCGTGAACGCGATCGGGACCGTCCACCGGTCGTCCGGGACTGACGGGCCCGCGCCGATCCGGACGCCCGAGCTGCGCACGCGGTAGTACCAGAGGCCGTTGCCGAACGCCGAGCTCGCCCAGGACGCCGGCGTGTCAGCCCAGCCCGCGACTGTCACGCCGCTCGACGTCTGCTGCTCCGGCGACCCGAAGGCGCCTGAGCGGTCCAGCTGGAACTTCGCCGCGCCGGTCCTCCGAAACGGGTCCAACGTCTTGCCCTGCAGCGAGACCGTCGCCGATGTGTTGTCAGCTCCGGCCGCCGGCGAGACGGCGATCGCCCGGATATTCCGCATGAACGCGCCGGCCAGCCGCGGACCCGGCGAGTGCGCGAGCGCGTACATGGGTCAGCTCCCGAACAGGGTCGCGGAGAAGGTCTTGGCGCTACCGGCTGAGTGGTAGACCTGGACGATGCAGGCCTGAGCGTTCGGGATCGTCGTCGGGCTGTCATAGACGACGCCCGCCTGGCCAGCCGGCACGCGGAACGGCGCGATCACGTTGGACCCGTTGACCTGAACGCGGACCTCGAACGCCACGGTGGCGTCGCCGTCGCAGGACGCCGCCGCACCGATCAGCTGCTTCGTGCCATCGCCGGTGACGGTGGCGACGGTCGTCCAGGTCGTGTTGTCGACGGAGACCGCGGCTGCGGCTGCGAGACTCATCGGGAGCTCCTCTACGTGTAGCTGGCCACGGTGGTAACGATCCGGGCGAAGCGGGGTCCGAGGAGCGCGCCGACGGCCGGCGTCGTACACCGCACGTAGTAGGTCGGTGACTCCGCGCCGGCTGCCAGGCTCGCCAGGTTGATCGTGACGACCCAATTCACGTTGTCGGTGGAGATGGCGAAATCGGTGTCGTTGCACTGAATGTTGATCGTGTTCGCGGTCTTGGTCGCGGACGTGTTCTTGAGCCGGAACTGGCGGACGACGGTCGTGGCGAGCGGCTGGTCCCCGAAGTCCTCACAGGCGGTGTATTCGCCGCCCGGGGTGTCGTCGTGGTTGATGAAGATGATGTCGTCCGGCGTCTGGCCGGCGACCTTCTCGCCGAACCAATGGGCGTTCATCATCGCAGCGCCGTAGGGTGAGTACTGGTTCGTCCGGATCACCTTCTTGCCGCCCGTGAAGGAGACCGGGACGATGCCTCCCCGCCAGTCGTAGGCCGTGTTCCTGGCAGGGAACCCGCTCGGCATGGAGGCCGTCTCCCATGTCCCGTCGAGGCCATTCGTCGAGTCGTTCGATCCCTTGAGTTCGTTGATCGGCTGCGGTGATCCGTTGCCGGCCTCGTTCCAACCGTAGACCCAGGTGCCCGTGACCTCTCGACTCTCAGGGAAGAACCACCACATGCTCACGCTGCCCATGCGGGACGTGTAGATCGGCCCGTTCAGGATGATCGCTTGTGCTCCGCTCGGGTAGCCGGTGACGCCGTTGAACAGGTCGCCCCAGGCACAGACGGTCCCGTCGTTGTCCCATGGCATCCGCCGGTCGGGGAGCGCGGTGTACGGCATCGGTCAGGCCCCCATGCAGGCGCAGTCGGCGAACTCGCCCTCGGGCAGCTCGCTCTCGAAGTGGTAGAAGGTCGCGTTGACGATGGCGTCAACGCCGCAGTCCTCGAGCGCGTGCTGGACGTCGTGGACGACCCCGCTGTCGCGGTCGACGAGGTAGCGGCCGAACAGCTCGCGCTTCACGTGCGCCGGAGCTGACCAGGCCGGCAGCGCCGGCGCGTCGTAGACCTCGAACGTCGCCTCAGGCGCGAGCTCCTTAGCGCGCTTCCAGCGACCGCGGGCCTCACTGTGCCACGCATGGCCAGCCGGATCCTCACGCCGGGCTGGACGTGGCTTGAGCCGCTTGTCAGGGCCCGTCGGCCCATCCGGCTGCAGCGGCTCGTCGGACGGCAGCTCGTTCTCCATCGCTCAGCTCCTCAGATGTACGGCGGCGAGTAGGCGATCGCCAGGCTTCCACCCGGCGACGTGGCCGTCACGCGCAGGCTGTTCGCGCCAGGCTCGAGACGGAAGAACTCGAAGGCGCCTGAGTGGCGCACCGATCCGATCGCGTTCACGCCGTCATTGGTCGCCGTGAACGCTCCGCAGTCGATGACCAGGAGCTTCCCGCTGGCCACGGTGACGAGCGCCTCTACGTAGAACGCCGCGCCGGCGTCGATGGTCAGGTTGATGAGCCGCGGGTTGGCGATCGGGCCCGTGAACGTGAGCACCTGGCGGTGCGTCGGCGCCGAGCCGGCGTTCGTCACGGTGAAGTTGGTCGGGCTGGCGGCGATCGCCTGCGACGGGTTGGCCGCGGCGCCGTAGAACACGGGGTCTGCGAGCAGGAAGTCGACGGTCAGGCCGAGCGCCTCGCCGGCGTAGCCGTCCTCGATGTTGCCGACGGCGATGACCTCCGCGGATGCGGTGCGCTCGGATCCGTCGGGCATGACCCGGACCAGCGCGCCAGCTGTGCGACCCGAGAACAGCGCCTGCAGCGCGTCGAGGTTGGCCCTCGCCTGGCGCGCGTTCGTCGTCTCGGTCAGGCCTCCGGCGGCGTTGGCTGACGTGACCCACACGGCCAGCGTGAGCCGCTTCTGGTCCATGCGCTTGCGGGCCCACCGCCGCCCGGTGATCGCCGGCACGACGATGTTCTCGCCCCGCAGGTCGGGGAGCTCGTCAACGCCGTCGACCTTGCGGACGAGCACGGCGTAGGTCGATAGGTCAACGGTCTTGAACCGCCAGCGCTCGGGCATCGCCAGGTTGGTCATGCCGCGCTCCCGGACAGGGCGAGCTTCCGGAGCTCGCGCCGCGTGGACGTCGATGCCGGCTCGGGCGCCGGGTTGTAGACGTTGACGGTGATGGGCCCGCCGGCGGACCGTCCGCCAGCGGCGCCAGCGGAGACGGCCGCCATCGCGTCCTCATGGCTGAGGATCCGGCCAGCGCGCTCGGGCACGTACACCTCTGGCCCGTCCTCGCCGACCCAGCTGGGAGCCGTGATCGGCCCACCGGACGCCAGCGCCTTCATCCCCCCCCGGAACGAGAAGGATCCGTTGAACTTGAAGCCGGTCGACCCGACGCCGCTGGCCACGCCGCTCGAGAACGCGGCGCCCGCGTTCTTGCCGGCCGTGCTCGCGGATCCCTTGGCCGCGGCGAGCTTCTCGTCGAGCGCCTTCTTGGCCGCCAGGGACGCGGCCCGGACCTCCGGGATCTTGCTGCGGATCCCGGCGTTGAGCGCCTTCATGCTCTCCCGGCCGGCCTTGCCGCCCGACTGCGAGAGCTCCGCCAGGCGGTTCGCGATCGCCTGGGCCGTGGCCTGTGCCTGCGCCCGCACCGCGGGGTCCCCGGACCGAAGGCCGGCGGCGAGGGTCTTGCTCAGAAGCTGGCCGTGGAGGCGCAGCTGCTCCGCCTGCGGCGTCATCGCGTTCTTGAGCATGTCCTTGAGGCTGGTGAACGCGTCTAGCGGCGCCTGGCGGGCGGCCGTGATCCCCTGCGCCAGCGCCGACATGCCCTCGAACCCGACCTTGCCCATCGCGGCCTTGACGCCCGCCATGTTGGTCCCGAACGTGGCGACGACCTTGTCGGCGGCGATCTCGACAACCGGCGCCGCGGTCTCGATCCCGGTGGCGACGCCCTCCGTCGCGGCCGCGCCGACCGTCTCGCCGCCCTTGGCTGCCCGGGCAGCGATCTCCGCGTTCACCGCGTCGAGTTGCGTCGTCAGGTCCCGCACCTGGTCGCCGTATAGGAACCCGCCGAGCGGCAGGTTGTTGATGTCCGTGATGCCCTGCTCGATGGCCTTCTTGCTGATCTCGAGCTCGTCCGTGGCGCCTGTGGCGATCTGCTTCCCGACCGCGGTGCCGATGTCGCGGGACTGCTGCTGCAGGCCTGGGTCCAGGACCATGCTCTTGAACGCCAGGGCGATCCCGACGCCGGCGGCTGCGACCAGGGCGATCGGGATGGCCGCGCCCATCGCTGTCCCGGCCGCGGTGCCCACACCGGAGGCGGCGAGCGATGCGCCGGGGCCCGTCGCTAGGATCGCCGCGGAGACCTTGGGAATGAGGCTCTTCGTCAGGACGCCCGCAAGCCCGCCGAGGCCGCCGACGATCGCCTTGGTCATCCCCGGCCCCATGACGGCGGCGATCATCAGGAGGTCGCCCATGCTCGTCCCGGCTTCGGCCAGGGCCCCGCTGAGCTGCTTGAGGATGAGCTTCGCCTTGTTCCCGAGGCTGTTGTCGAGCGCGTCGCCAAGCGTCGTGACGGTGCCGGCCGCCTCCTCCGCGGTCATGCCCCACGCCTCGATGCCGCCGGACCCCGGCTTGAGCGCGTTCGCCAGCTGGACGCCGGCGCGCTTGCCGAACAGGTCGGACGCCTTCTGCGCCCGGAGGAACGGGTCCTCGGTGTTGCTGATGTCGGCGACCAGGCGCTTGAGCTCGTCGGGGCTCTTGACCTTGGTCAGCGCGAGGTTGAACGCCTTAGTCGAGGTCTCCGCGTTGAGGCCCATCTCGCTGAACAGGTTGATGTAGGCCAGGGCGTCGTTCGTCGAGATCCCGAAGGCGGTCATGGCCGGGGCGAACTTGACCAGGGCCGCGGTCGTGTCCTGGATCGACACGCCGTACTTCTGGTGGCTGGCCGCCAGCTGGTCCATGAACGGGATCATCTGCTCGACGCTGATGACGCCGGCGTCGACGAGCTCGTCGAACGACCCCGCCGCGGTGGCAGCGTCCGTGCCGACGACGCGGGAGTAGTCGAGGAACGCGGACGCTGCCGCCTCGGCCTCCTTGCCCGCGAGGTTGAAGTGCTGCTTGAGTGCGATCAGCGTGTTACTGATCTCGGGGATGCCCTGGACGTTCGCCTTGTTCAGCCCGGCCAGGGTCTTCTCGAACTCCTTGGCCTGGGCGTCGCTGGCCCCGGTCTGCGCCGTGAACTCGGCCATGGCGGCGTTGATCTCGAGCGCTCCCTGGGAGGCGGAGGCGAACGCGAGGCCGATGCCGGCGCCGATCCCGCCGGCGAGCGCCTTGCCGAGCTTGCCGCTCATGCGCTGGCCCATCGAGGCGCCGGTCTTGTCCGCCGCCTTGGCGGCCGCGACCTCGAACTCCCCGGTGTCGAGGTTCAGCCGGACGGACCCGAAGATGTCTGCGAGCACGCTCACGAGTCACCCCTCCGGACGATGCCGGGGAACATGGCGCCGAGCTCGGCGAGGGCCCTGTCGCGGATCGCGGGCGAGCGCCTGACCGGCTCGGCCTTCTGCGCCGAGCGGACGTAGGCGGGCGCCTGAAAGCCGCCCTTCCACTTCGCTCGGCCGAGCGTGGCCTCGCCGGCGACTGACCCGTCCCGGACGCCGACGTACAGCTCGACGAGCCGCTCCCGGCTCTCCCGAGCGATGCGCGCCTGGCCGGCCGTCCAGAGCACGGTCAGCTGCTCGGGGTCGAGGCGCGCCCGGAGCTCGTCCGGGTCGAGGTGCCAGACCGCGAGCGCCCACTCGTAGAACTCGGCTGGCTCAACCCGGCGGCCACCTGGCCCATGACCGTCGCGGTCAGCGCCTCCGGGCTGTCGGCTAAAGGGAACGCGTTGCCAAGCATGGCGCTGAGCGCCTCCTGCAGCTGCAGCGGGTCGGCGTTCTCGCTGAGCCACTCTCGCCCGCCGAGCGCGCCCGTGCGGTCGTAGGCGCAGATGAGATCGATGAGGCGGTCCACGGCGGGCCCGGCCAGCTGCGCCACGTCGAACGACGTCCACTCCTCGAGCGGCTTGATCTTGACGGCCTTGCCGTCGGCATCGGTGAGGAGCACCTGCTCCGCCCACGCCCCGACGTACTTCGCCTTGAGCGTCGGGACCTCGCGCACCGTGCCGTTGACGGCGATCCGGAGGATGCCGGCCGCGACATCCTCCGGGCTTCGCTCGGCCATTGGATCAGGCCATCTGCAGCGTGAGCGGCACCTGGGTCGGGGTACTCTCGTGGTAGTGGCCGGTGAACTTGAGGGTCAACCCGAGCGGGTTGGCCGGGTCGTCGTCGAACGAGAGCTCCTGGTTCTCGGCCGACATGGCGTTCTCGAGCGTGACGATGAGCGTGGCGCCGTCCGCGCCCATGTCGGTGAGCACGAGGTTCTGGTACGCGGCGCTGGCGATGCGCCCGATCGCCGGCCGGATCGTGGTCCCGCCGATCGCCGTCACCTTGACGACCCACTCGTCGACCGCGTGGTCGCGGGTCAGCGGGATGACGAACGTGATCCCGGTGCCGGAGGGCCCGAGCGTCCCGACGGCGCTCAGGACGCGCGTCTCGTAGTGGCCGGCGTAGCCGACCCGCACGATGTCGCCGGGCGCCAGGTCGGCCACGGCGTCGACCTTGAGGTTCGTCGCTCCGGCGAGCGCCGGAGCTGCCAGGTAGGTCCCGGCGACCGTCTTGATCTCGTCGGTGGCGCCGTGGTCGAGGAGGCAGCCGCCGCCGGCGCTGTTCTCGACGTCGATGCCCGTGCCGCCGCTGCCGAGTGTGCCGACGCGCGTGACCTTGAGCACCTCGCTGTTGGCCTCCGTGGCGGCCACGCCAGGAGCGGCGACCCGCACGAAGTCGTTGACCGCGACGGTCGTGACGCTCGTCACCTTGAGGGTGGTGGCGCCGAGGGCCGGGTCCGCGGCGAGCGTGGTGTCCAGGCCGGTCTTCGGCACGCCGACGGACGAGCTCGAGGTTGCGGTGGCGCCCGGCAGGGCCCACCCGATCTTCTGCGCGGTCATCTCGTTCACGGTGAGCTCGAGGCTCGGGATGATCCGGCGCGTGATGCGCGTGTTGCGCACGGGCCCGCCTGCGTTGGTGAACTCCGGCCCGCCGGCCTCGACCTCGAGGCTGAGCTTCGGCACCTCGGTCGTGGCGCCGCACTCGACGCCGCCGTAGGTGATGCTGACTGGCGCGCCCGAGAAGATGGCGCTCGGGTTGATCGTGGCGACCATTCCTGATCCTGTCCTTTCGCTGCCCGGAGCCGTGGCCCCGGTTGACTGGTCCGCCTCCGCCTGGGCGGGGACGCTGGAGCGGGATGGGCTACGCGATAGGCAGCGTCTCGGTGAGCGCGCCGAGCGTGATGAAGATCGGGGTCATGGGCTGACGTGTGTCCGGGTCCTTGGTCGCGCCGCCGTCTCCGTCGTCGAACGAGCCGAAGATCGACACGCCTGCCGGGCTGATCCGGTGGCCGACGGCGTGGATCGCCTCGGAGACCGCCGCCGCCAGGCCGTCCGCGTCCTGTGCGGTCACGCCGTAGCACTTGGCGACGTAGCGGACCTCCTGGATCGGGGCCCGCTTGAGGCGCGTCCGTGCGAGCCGCGTGAGGACCACGAAGCGGACGTACTCGCCCGGCCCCCTGGCGTCTCCCGCGTCCGTCTCGACGCCAGCGGCGTTCACGGTCCGGCCCATCGGATCCGGACACCGCACACGCGTGGTCAGGGCCGCCACGGCGGGCGCCGTTCGGATCTCGACGAGGATGCGGCCGGTGGGGTCGGCGAGGCTCATGCCGTCTCCCCTGCCAGCCGCGCAGCCCGAGCCGCGCGTCGCTTCGCCCGAGTGTTAATGGCCTTCGTGACGTAGGGCCCGACGTCGCCGAGGTGGCCCGCGAGGGACGGCGTCAGGAACGGCCGCGCGCCCATCTTGATCGTGCCGAGCTCGACCAGGTGCGCGATCGGCGAGCTGAACCAGACGCCGAGCACGGCCTGGTCCTTCGGCGTCGCCATGCCGCGGGGCTTGCCGGTGCCGCCCTCGTCGCCGCCGACCTTCTTGCCGCCCGCGTAGACGACCAGGTTGCCCGTGTCGGCCATCATCGGGACGCCCCGCTTCTCCGCGATCACAGGGTCGCGGGGAGCGTTGGCCCGGGCATCGGCGATGATCTGCTCGCCGAGCGCGAGCAGGCCGTTGGCCATCGCCAGCTGGAGCTCGTCGAGCACGGCGCGGTTCAGCACGACGCGCGCCTTGCGGTTGGCGATCGTCCGCGCGCTGGCGACCTTCGGGCTGGGCATCAGACGACCGCCACGAGCTCGAGCTCGACGTGGTGGCCGGCCCCGGCCGCGTCGGGCATCCCGACGATGTCGTACCGGACGCCGCCAGACTCGATCCAGCAGCCCGCGTCGAGCCCTGCCAGCGGCCGCACGTAGCCCGTGTGCGTCGACACGACGGCGCCGGCCTGGGACAGCAGCGCGACCTCCCTGGCGCTCTTGGGCTCGATCCGGCCAGGCACGGTCGCCACGGTCGACTCGGCCATGACCGGCTGGCCGTAGTCGTCGAAGATCGGGTCGCCGTCCGTGGGCTCCGCGGGCACGTGGACGGGCACGGTCGTCTGGACGTTCCTCTTGACGACCAGGACGTGGCGCAGGAGCGCGTCGAAGCTCACGGCGTCACCGCCCCGATCCGGTCGTCCTCGGACGAGGTCCGGATGCGCATCGAGCCCTTGGCCGGATGCGGCATGAGGGAGCGCACCAGTGCGCGGCGCGGGTCGGCGCCTGCAGGCTTCGCGCCCCGGTCGTACTGGTACTCGCCGATCCGCTCGGACTGGTAGCCGGTCTCGGTGAGCGTCAGCCGGCACAGCTCGATCACCACGCGGGCGACCTCGAGCGCGTCGTTGGGCGTGTAGGCGACCGTTACGATCGGCCCCTGCCAGCCGCCGGACGCCCGCTCGACCTGCGTCCCGCCGCGCAGCAGGCGAATGTCGTCATCGGCGACGGTGACCCCGTTGTCGGTGACCACGACGGCGTCGGTCGGGCGCAGGAGCGACAGCGGTCCCATGCGGTCGACGGTCATCCATGCGCCCATGAACGGGCCGCGCCCGGAGAACGGGAGCGTGGTCAGACTGTCGCGGTAGAGGCCCATGGCCGACTGGTCCCCGACGAACCATGTCTGCGTCCGATCGCCCGCCAGCGCCGTCACCTGGCGCGCCAGGGCCGCCTCCTCGCGGTCGATGACGCCCTGGAGGTCCGCGTCGGACATGCTCGTGGACACCAGCGCCCGTACCTGCGCCACGCTCGTGACCGACGTGACGGGCGACCGCGGCGAGGAGTAGGCGGAGAACGTCGTACCGCCGGCGTTGCTGATGCGGGTGCGGTACCAGGTCGTCTCGATGCCCGCCGCGTCCCACACGTCGTACAGCGTGGTCCCGGCGACGAGCGCCTCGGTTCCGCCCTCCACGTAGGTCCCGGCCTCCGTGGACGAGCGCTCCCAGCGGAGCAGCGCGCCCGCGCCGTACGCCTCCGTGGCGAGCAGTTCGTCGGCGTTCGTGACCTCGATCTCGAGGTGCCTCATGGAATGAACCTCGCGCTGGTGATGACCGGGGCGTCAGAGACGGAGACGACCGACACGCCGGAAGGGGCTTCGATCGCCGGGGTGGATCCAGCGTCGGTGATGCGCATCAGCGCGGCCATGCCGATGGTCGGCGCGGCCGCTCCTGCGTGCCCGTCGACGAACGCCACGCCGGCGCCCGTTGCCTCGAGGAATGCAGAGCGGGCGCTCGTCGCGTCCAGGGCGGCGGATCCTCCGCCAGTCAGGGCGGCCGCCAGCTGGCGCGCGGAGCGGACGGACAGCGTGGCGGAGCCGGCACCCGTCGCGGAGGCGGCGATCGCGCGGCCGGTCGAGCTCGTCGCCGTGGCCACGCCGCCGCCCGTCGCCACGATGCTGGCGTCGCGGTTGATCGTGGCGATCGCCTTGACGCCCGTGACGACCGCCGCCCCGCCCCCGGTCGCCGCGATGCTCGAGCGGCGCGCGGTGGTCTCGACGTAGGTGAGCACGCCGCCGCCGGACAGTTGGGCGGCCAGGATCCGCGCGGACCGGACGGAGACGGCGGCCACGCCTCCGCCAGTCGCGGTCGTTGACGCCTTCCGGGCGGCCAGGCGCGCGATCGTCGCCACACCCCCGCCTGTGAGCGCCGCTGACGCGCTCCGCGCGCTGCGTGGCGTGATAGCCGCCACGCCGGACGCGGTGGCCGTGACGGCGCGCACACGCTGCGTCCGTGCGCTCACAGCGACCACGCCACCGCCAGTGTCGGCCGGCGACGAGCTCGCGCCCTTGCGCGGCGCTAGGACGGCCACGCCTCCGCCAGTGGCGACCAGGCTGGCGTTCCGGTTGTCGACGATCGCCTTGACGCCCGTGACGACCGCCGCCCCGCCCCCGGTGGCGGACGCGGCCAGCAGCGCGCCCTTCTGCGTCGCGCTTGTCAGGACGCCGCCGCCCGTGGCCGCGACGGCGCGGCTGCGCTGGGTCGCAGACGAGCCCGTCAGGACGCCACCACCGGTGGCGGTCACGGCCTTGGTGTGTGCGCCCTTGGGCGAGACGACGGCCACGCCGCCTGCGGTGAACGCACCGGCCAGCGTTGCGCCCTTGGTCGCCGGTGTCGTGGCGATCCCGCCGCCCGTGGCGGTGACGTTGGCGACGCGGGCGTCCGGGTCCTCCCGGACGGCGAGGCCGATGACGGCGAGATCGTCCGTGATGGCGGTGGTGATGTTGAGCGCCTTGGCCCCTTGGCTCGGCGTCGTCTCCCGCATCGTGAAGAACACGTAGTTGCCGAAGTCGATCTGTGCGCTGGCGCCGTTCGTCGTCGTGTTCGTGCTGGCCGTCGATACGCTCGCGGCGCCGGAGTAGATGCCGAGGTACCGGATGCTGTTGGTGCCGGGCGATCCGTCGTCCAGCGTCATCGAGGCCCAGGCTGTCGCGGTGCCGGTTGCGCTCGAGGATGCCGCGGTCTGCTCGGCGCCGGCGGCGGCGCGGGTCTTGACGCCGGCGAGGTAGACCTGGCACTTCTTCGCCGCGGTCTGCGTCATGCACGTCGCGTAGGTGACGACGGTGTTGTTCGTCCGGTTGACGACGACCTGCTGCGTGCCGCTCGCCACGTTGTCGAGGAACCACGCCTGGACGAACCCCGGCTCCGTGTCGGAGTCGTAGGCGGTGTACGGGACGGCGGTCATCGCCGTGCCGCCGTAGGTCACCCCCGTCACCGGGTTGGCGCCGATGGCGACGGTGAACACCAGCGCCGACCGGGGTGTCCCGGTCGGCACATGGTTCCAGTTGAACGACGCAACGGAAGCGACGCCGGTCGTCCCGGTGTGGCTCTCGCTGACTGCGTCGTGCGCGACTGCCATGGTCTAGGCGTCGTTGAGGTCGAGGGTGCTGGTCGTGCCCTTGATCGTGTACGTGCCCTGGGCACCGAACGCCTCGGACGTGACGGCCTTCTTCAAGTAGCGCACGGTGCCCGCCGTGTTCCACAGCGAGGCGTAGGTCACGGTCGTCCCAGCCGGGACGTCCAGCACCACGTCGCCGTTCTGCGTCGCGGAGCCGGCGGAGGCCGCGTTCCATGCGACGGCCTTCCGGGCGTAGGCCGGAGAGCCGCCCGTGACCTCGGATGTGGCGCTGTTCGCGCCGCCGGGGTCGGCGGTGTGAAGCGCCCAGCGGGTGCCGAGCGCCGCGATCGCGTCGACCCCGACGTTGCGGGCGGTGATGTCGTAGTCATTCGCCATGGCTCACCTCTCGTTCGCACCGGGGCCGGACCGCGTGGCCCGACCCCGGTTCCGAACACTCAGGCCTTCGGGAGGCGATAGGCGCGGATCTCCACGCCGATCGTCCCGGAGGCGGGGGTGAACTTGACGTCGAGGCGGCCCTTGCTCGTCGCGTCGTTCTGGATGAACCGTCCCGACTCGAACGGGCCGAAGATGTTGACGGCGTTCTGCGCGGCAGCGGCCACGAGGATCGCGTCGCCGATGCCCGCCCGCTGGGCGGGCGGGTTGTCTCCGGCCAGGAGCTCGACCTTCAGCGCGGCTGCGGCCGTGTTCTTGACCTCGAGGATGATCCGGTCCGTCTTGCCGCCCGCAGCGAGCGGCAGGGTGACCGCGGCCGTGCCCGTGTCGAGCACGTTGGCGGCCGGCTGGGCGACTGCGCCGTTGGCGACGCAGTCGGTGAGGGTGATCGCGGTGGCATTCGCCATGTCGTCGTCCCTGCCTTACGAGAAGTTGGCGGTGAGGACGGCCAGGGCGGCCGGCTTGACGACCTTGGCGCCGTAGACGTAGAGGCCCTTCACCGCGTCGGCAAAGCGCTTCTCTGGCCGGTAGGCCTCGACGGACGTGATCTGGGCCGCGAAGCTCCAGGCCATCGGATGCCCCGCCGTGATGCGGTACTTGATGGGGCCTGCCGCGTACGGCACGTTGTTCGACTTGTAGATGTCGAACCCGGCCGCGCGCCCGATCTGGCCGTTGACGAGGCGGGCGTCCTGGGCGGCGCCGCCGTAGCCGACGAATCGGTTGTCCAGCAGCAGGAGCCCCTCGTACCACGGCGGAACGATGGCGAACCGGCCCTCGGAGGGCACGTTGGCCTCGTCGAGCTTCACGCCGAGGTCGACGAGGTAGGCGTAGGCGAGCTTGTTGCTGGCCGTGACCGGATCCGTGACGGTGACGGGCGAGCCGGTGGAGCCGATCAGGTTGCCCGCGGCCGCCTGCGTGTACATCGCGGCGACGTAGGTGTCGGCCGCGTCACGAAGCGCGTAGGCCGCCTCGCCCATGGCCGCTGCCATGACCTTGGGGCTCTGCTGCGCCTTGTCGATGTCGTCGACCGCGAAGTTGAAGGCCTTTGCCTGGTCGACGACGAGCGTCGCCTGCGCGTCGGTCAGCGTCTCGGGCGCGCTCATGTCGCTGTTCTTGGTGTAGTCGAACACCGTGACAGCGCCGATGCTGTTGATGCGGACGGTGTCGCCGGCGCTCCGGATGTCGCCCTCGTAGTCGGTGTTCACGACACCGGGCGACCCGTAGACGTGGGCCTTGTGGAGGTTGGCCAGGAGCTCCTGCGACCAGACCTCCGGGTTGAAGTTGTCGAGGCTCATGCGGTGGTTCCTTTCCGGTTGGCGATGCGGCCGGCAGCCATCGCCTCGAAGATCGCCTCGCGGTTGCGGGCGTACTCCTCAGGCGTCATGGCCTTGATCTGGGCCGGGGTGAAGCTCGCGGGGGCCCCGCCCCCGGTCACGCTGCCGGCATCCGCGGACCCCGTGGGGCGCTTCGTGGCGAACAGCGCGGGGTGGGCCGTCCGGAAGGCCGTCACAGCCTTCTCGAGCCCTTCGACGTCGCCGTCGTCGGTCACGGCCAGCTCGGAGAAGTCGCCCGCCGTCGCGGCGATGTCGACATCGATGCAGCCAGCGGTCGCGAGCACTCGGCGAACCTCGGATCGGCGTACCTTCGCGTCCGCCCGGGTCTGTGCCTCGGCTGCGCCCTCCTTGCGGGCGGCGGCGATGGCCTTCTCCTGGTCGGACTGGTTGGCGGTTCGGAGAGCTTCGAGCTCGCGCTCGGCGGCCTCGGCACGCTTGAGTGCTTCGCGGGCTGCCTTGCGCTCCGCCTGGAGCGCTCCCTTGCCCCCTTCGCCGAGCTGCTCGTCGGTGGACGTCGCGTCCACCGGGCTGCTCTGCGCCGGTGCGCTCTGGCCGGACGTCGCGTCCGGCACGACGGGCGTCGCGCCCGCGGAGGTGGTCTGGTCGGTCATGGTATTTGGCGGACCTCCGGTGTCAAGAGTCGAATGGATCAGGCGTTCACATTGACGGGGCGTCGGGGACGCCGACCGTGGCCTCCATCGGCATCCCGTTCATCCCGCCGCCCGCGGCGTCCGGCATGGCGGGTGGGACCGCAGCAGGGTCTGGAGCCTCGTCGGGCTCGGCGTCGGCGTTGATCGCCTTCGCCCGGGCCACCTGCTGGGGGGTGAGGCCGGCCATCTCCCACAGCATCTCGTCCGGGACGCCGAGGGCCTTGAGCTTCACGAGCGAGTCGACGTGGGCGGCCTCGTTGCGGCTCTCCGGGTCGCGCCAGATGGTCTCGGCGTCGGTGATCTTGCCGCGCGCGTCGTCGCGGACCAGGAAGGCGAGCCGGATGACCTCCTCCCAGGACTCGCCGAGGAACCGCTGCTTGCGCTCCGCCTTCCGGGTCAGGCCCGTCTCGGTGGCGGCCAGGCTCTCGCCGGACGGGAACGATCCGGCGTTGCCCATGAGGTAGTGCGCCGGGGTGCGGGTGATCGAGGCGATGTGCTGGATCGCGGTTTCGATCGCGCCGCGGTAGTTGCCGAGGTCGCTGACCTCGAAGTCGCCGAACTTGACGTCCGGGTTCTCCTCCGCCCATAGCTGGCCCGCGCCCGCCTGGTAGGGCTCGACGGTCTTGCCGGTCTCGGGGTTCACCTCGAGCTCGAGGCCGACCGCGTACCGCTGTCGGAAGGCGGCGAACTCGGCCGCCACGAGCATGTCGAGGAACAGCTTGTTGAGCGCGTTCTGGATCGGGATCACCGCCGCGATCTCCGACACGCCCTCGCCGCGGAGGCGCGGCCGGTTGACCAGCGGCACGACCGGGACCACGCCCAGCGGGTTCGGGAGTGGCCAGGGCTCGCTGCCCACCAGCCGTGGCACGAGGTTGTACCGGCCGACCTTGAGCGTGTCCTGGAGGCGCATCCCCTTGGGGACCGTCTGCCACTTCTCGATGCGGTCGGGGAGGTAGAGCGTGAAGCAGGTGCTCCCGTCGTCCTCCTGCCAGCGCTTCAGGGCGGCCAGGCGGTCATGGCTGCAGCGATCCAACGCGACCGCCATCTCGAGGGCGTCCTGGATGGTGATCTCGACCTCGTCGGCCTCTTCCTCGTCGACCCACACGAGGACGGACGCCTGACCCTTGATCAGCGCCTCGGTGTGTGCGATCTGCGACCAGGCGTCGAGGCCGTTCTCCTGCCACATGCGCCAGGCGTCGGCGTCCGCCTCGAGGTCGGCGCCCATCCGGAAGCCCTCGACGTCGAGGCGCTCCTCGACGGCGTCGACGACCAGCCCGCAGAAGTTGTCGGAGAAGCCGGAGAACAGGTTGCCGAACGCGGCGCGGTACTTCGCGCCCGCGTAGAGCATCGGGTGGTGGCCCTGGTAGTAATCGTCGAACCGCTGCATCGGGGCGGCCCGGGCGTCGAGCTCCTTGGAGAGGCGGGCGATCCACCACTCGGAGGATCCGACCGGGGCGGTGTTCGGGTCCATGGGGGTCTCCTCAGAAGCTCGCGCGGCGATAGGGCTTCTTGACGATTGCGGGCTCGGAGGCGAGCCAGATGGCGTGGATGGCCGCCATGACCGCGGTGATTGGCCGGTCATCGTTCCCCCGCACGGCCTCGAAGCTCCCCGACTCGTCGTGCTCCTTGCGAGTCGTCCAGGCGAGGTCGCTCGTCACCGCGGCACAATCCGCCCACCCGAGGCGGGACGACTCGACGACCGACACGAACCGGGCCGTCGCGTTCGCGTACTTCTGCCCAGCGATCGCCTCGGACTTGGGGAAGAACTTCGCGAGGACCGCATCAGTCAGGGGGTTGAACCCGACGCTGGCGACGCCGTACTTCGCCGCAGCGTCGCGGAGGTCCGGGCCCAGCTTGTCCGTGTCGATCGGGCTGCCGGTGACGTCGAACAGCAGACGGAGCGCAGGCTTGCCGTCCGCCTGGACCCACGCGATGGCAGCGCTCGCACGGGACCCACGAGGGTCGAGCGAGATCCCCATGAACGGGCCGGATGGCGCATCCAGAACGGCCTCCCCGCGCTCCCATGCCTTCGGGTCGACGAGACGCTCACGCATCGAGGACACGGCGCGGCACAGGTGCTCCGTCTCCCAGACGGAGAGCGTCCCGCCGAGCCGGTGCGAGCGGTAC